CCCAGAGGGTCTCAACATGTTCTTCAAAATAAACAGTGTGTTGATAATTGCATCACTTTTTGCTCTGACAAAAATACCCTCTTCAGCCGTCGCTTTTGCTAGGTATTTTGCAAGAAGGCTGTCAATTGTGTCCTTGAACTTGTTCTTAACTTCTCTGGATAACTTAGTATCAGCAAAAGAGTCAGTGTTTATGACTACAGTAGGACAAACAGAACCTCCAGTAACACTCTTTCTCTTTAAGAATTTCACAAAGGAGCTGACACAGTGCATATCTCTGAAAGTCATAGTACTCAATTCCTCTCTAGAGCGAGTGTCTATATCAAGAGATTGCAAAGCATCACTGACTCTCTGTATGTTGATTTCTAGCTTATCGAAAGCACTAGTATACTTGTTCAATCCATTGTTTAAGAGAATCATAGATTCAGTGTTTTTCAAAGCTGCCTTTGTGCTTTGACCCTCAGTATTAGCAATGAACTCAGCAGCAGCAAGTTGCGTTGCACGTCTCACATCTGGAGTGCTTAACTTAAACCCAACTGAAACAGCAGACTCTAAGAACATCTCTCTCTTCCAGACGTCAGGGATAGTGGCCGGGGCTCCACGAACAGTTATACCACCGCTTATACTGCTGAAGAGCCATTTTTCAAGCCTGGTCAAAAGTATAGCTTTTGTTGTTTGATTGTCTACAAGAGTTTCCAATATACCTGCAGTCATAGTTGTAGCCTCCATCATTGTTGCTTGCGCACTCTCTTCGACTATCACACTAGTAAAAGCTTTGGTGGCTGCAGTTGTTATGCTGCCATCTTTTGGACCAGCAGACGAATCAAAGTTCGGGTTCTCTGTATTAGCAGCAAGGTCTCTTATATTGTACAAGAATGGGCGAGGAGCAAGTCTTTGGCGGGCACTGTTATTAACACTTGTGAAATTGTTCAAGTAATTACCCATCCTGGCGCTTTCAACAAAAGTAGTCCTGTCCCTGCTCTCGCTAGCTCTTAAAGTCAGCCACATTTTGTTACTCATTCTAGAACTTATAATTGCATGATAAGGTACAGGTAACGTTACAACAACCGCGTTCATGCCAAAGTTTCTTGTTGACTTATGGCCTTTAGTTATAGTAACACTTGGGAGAGTAGGGCAAGGGAGCTCAAACGCGTTAGCAACTAGGTAGTAAACTCCTATCAAGCTAGTGTTGCTAGAGACTAATCGAGCTGCAACGGCGATGAATCTCTCGTTCCGTCTCTGAACATTACTGTATGACGCTTCAGCGCTCGATTCAGGACTTAGTTGCGCACCAAGAAACTTCGCTGAAGGCTCTATGTATTCCTGGTAGAGTGGTTTCTCGGCCATCGTGAACTCAAGACTAGTAAGAATATCAGCATCTTTCTGAGTAGGGACTAGCGCTACTCTAGGGCTATCAATCATCCTCGCTATGTTATAGCTAGGGTAAAGTCTTCTCATGCAAGCACTGAGGAAGTTAGTTGCTTTAATGTTTCTGTCATCACCCTTATTGTGTCTCAGGTGCTCAACCCACTCGTTAATTGATTTCTTACACCTGTACGTATCATTGCCTTGAGCTCGTCTGATGTCGCTTCTACTAACAAACTTTAGAGCAGCACTGCTTTTGATGATTGCGACAGATTTGTTGTACTCAATTACATCAGGAACCTCCATGACTAGATTTCTGACAAGTCGAGGCCTTATGTTTGTGCATCTCCTTAATTCAGCAAGTATTTCTTTAATCACCTTGGGTTTCATAGGGTCAACAATCCCACCATCATCAATTGTTGACTTTTCAATCAAGT